CGAAATTGTATCCGCCTTGAACTTGTAACGATCAGGCTCGGATCAGAACGATGCCAGTCTCCGACGACGTGAACGTGATCGTGATCTGACTCGACGAGACGAACGTGATGTCAGACGGAAGAATCATCTTGTACACGCCACCGCCGATGTCGATGAACACTTGAACCAATGCGATGTACGGAGCCGTGAGACCGAGGTTGTGATTGATCGTCCACGTCGTGCCGGTCTGAACCGACGAACGGAACGTGGTGTTCGCACCCGCGGCACCAGAAGCCATCACGACCCAACCAGCGTTCCCGTTCAGCTTGAACTCGTTGTTCGCGATGTCGTACCACGTCTGACCGAGGAACGGGTTCGACGGAGCCGATGCGCCAGCCGAGTTCTGCGCGAGCTCGAGGAAGTTCTGAGCGAACGACTCACCCCACGGTGTTCCGTTCCGACCGACGATGTCCATCGGACGATTCGAGAAGATCACAGTCGGCGGAACAACGAGGTCCGATTCACCGGTGATCTTCAGGAGGTACGTCGAGATGTTCGAGACAGTACCAGTGTTCAGCGCATCACCCGCGGTCGTCGGAACACCGATCACTTCGTTCACGAGGATCTCGGTCTGCGAAGCACCGTACACGCTCGACGGATTCGAATCGCTCGCCGACAACGGCGTGTACACGGTGTACGTGCCGTTGTACGATGAGTTCTCGGAGATCGTGAACGTCGTCGCCTGAATCAGCGAGTACGTAGATGCTGGTGAACTCGTGTACCCAGGAAGCGTTGCGCCTGTCGAATCACGGTAGAACTTACCCTGAAACGATGAGACAACGTTCCCGGCTGCCGACGTCAGTCGAACACGACCGGGAGTGCCGACACCGCCGGACTGCGTGATTTGAGCGATTGAATAGGAGCGAGCCATCGTTGTACCTGATCGGTGAGATCAGGTATTTACGAATCGCAGGGGTTCAGTCGAACACGCGGTGCAGGGTTCCGACGTTGTCCTCATGAGTCGGTGCAGTCCAACCCTCTGGCTTGATCAGGTCGGGCAGACCGAACGGATTCGGCCGGTTCGGCTTCACGCCCGGACTCTTCTCCATGTTCTTCTCGTGCACACGGGCCCAGGCTTCGTACGCATCCACGTGGAACACATCGAGCGTGCCGATCGCGAACACGGCCCCGTCGATCAGCGCATCAACGATCCCGTCAGCGTCGTTCTCAGCGAGAGCCTTCTGAGCTTCGTCGAGTTCTTCCTGAAGCATGTCCAGCCGGAACTTCAGGTACGTGCGGAGCTTGTCCTTGTCGAACGTGTCGACGATCTCGCGAACGCCGAACTTCTCGTGCATGTCACGAATGTCTTGAACCCAGTCACCTTCGAGGGTGAACATAGGCATACCGTCGAATTCATCTTGCAAAATCATGATTGCTCCTGTTGAAGAAGCATTCATGAATTGTAACACTGGCCGATCACTTCACGATCCTGATTCCAGGTTCCGAAGTTGCGGCAGGTCAAGGATCGCACGAACCGTCCGAAGTTCCTCTGCTTCTTCGTCCAGAATTTCGATGCCGAACTCTTCTTCGATCGACATCACCAGGCAGATCGAGTCAAGCGAATCCATGCCGAGATCTCGATAGATGTGCGTGTCATCGCTGAGGTACGAAACTTCGCAGTCGAGTTCAGCAGCGAACACCTTGTACAGACGTTCGCGAATGGTCGCTAGTTTGCCCATGGAAACCTCCATTGTGAATGTTCCATTGTAAAACAAAAAGGGCTCCCGAAGGAGCCCTTTTGAGGATCGAAGCCGAAGCTTCTTGGATCAGGAGAACGCGACGTTCTTGACCAAAATTCTCGCGTAGTAGTCGGCCGAGTTCCCAAGCGATGTCTGATCGTTGATGAACGTGGCCTTGCCATAACGCGTCATCAGGGACACTGCTGGCATGAACGTGTTCGCGTCCATGACGATGCCAGTGCTCATCAGCGGGATGTACGGGCAGTAGAAGTAGCCGCTGTCCAGTTCGGACGAGCCACCCTTGTAACCCATGAGGATGTCTTCACCGGCGTCGCCCATTGCGTTCGCCATACCGGCTGTTGGGCCGTTGGTGGAGAGCTGCCATGCATCTTGCAGACCCCAGTTGTACGAGTACACCTTGAGTTGACCGTTCAGCGTGCCGACCAGCTTGTTGCCAGTTGGGTCAGAGAACGAACCAGCGACGGCTGGAGCGAACACGGACTTCGCAGCGGACTGGAGAACGGAAGTGATCAGGTGACCACCGACGAGCCAGTTGCCAGGCCCACGACGGGTCTTGGCGCCGATTTCGTTCGACATCTTGTTCACGAGGATACCAAGGTGTGCGAAGCGATCGCCGATGTAGTTCGGTGCGAACCCAGCTGGCGGAGCAGAGAAGTCGTACGTCGAAACAGTCGAAGCCAGAGCGAGCAGGTCGGTCAGGATTTCGTTGTCGATTTCGTGAGCGATCTGAGCCGACAGAGCAGCAGTCAGTTCGGACTCGAGGTCCAGGCCGTGCTGGCTGTTCAGGTCTTGAGCAGCTTCCATGGTCCAACGAGCTTGCAGCTTGCGGGAACCAGCGGAGATCGTCTGCTTCAGAACCGACAGACGCATCGACTTGCCGCCGAAGCCTTCATAGCCACCGGACGTGTTCGCTTGCGGATTGAAGGTCGACGAGAGGGTGTTCACGTCAGGAACAGTGTGACCGTCGGAAGTAGCACCAGCGCCCAGAGCTGGCGGATAGCCAGTCGTGCCACCAGCCGTCGACGAGTAGAAACGCTTCATCTTCGCGTTGTTCGCGTAGACTTCGTTGCCAGCGACGATGTCGTTCATGCCGGTGTTCGGGTTCCAAGCTGGGTTGCCAGAGCCGTCAGCCGTTGCAGCTTCGCCGAAAGCGAAACGCAGCGAGTACACGAGGCCGACTGGGCCGGACATTGGCTGAACGCCGATCAGGTCAGACGAGATCGTACCTGGAAGGATACGACGGATCATCGGAATGGTGATCTTCTGGAAGTTGCTGATCGCGCCCATGTTCACGGACGTTTGACCTGCGGTTTCCATCAGGTGCTGCTTCTGGTTTTCCAGAAGTGTGCCCATGACGGTCTTCTTCGAACCCTGGAGGCCTTCGAGCAGGGCATCCTTGGTTTCTTGCCAGTTTTCAATAAGTTGCATGATTTCTCCTAGTGTTGGCAGGATTACTTGATACCCGCGAGGCGACGAAGGTTGGCCAGGTCAGTTGTCTTGGCGCCTTGGGATTCCACGATCGTAGCGGCTGGCTCGCCGGTGACGACTGTAGTCTTTGGTGCAGTCTTGGCTTCAGTCACGACCGTAGCTGGTGCTGCGTCTTCCTTCAGCACGCGGCCGATGAAGAACTTGTACGACTCTTCGAGGCGAGCAGTTTCGATGTTCCGAAGAACCATCGCCATCTGCTCACGCTTCTTGCCGGTCAGCGGCGACAGAACTGCTTCCATCTTGGCTTCACGGACCATCTTGTTCAGCTTCTCTTCACGATCGGCCAGAGCGGATTGTGCTTCAGCGAGCTTCGCTTCAGCAACAGTGAGCTTCGACTGGACTGCGTCTTCGTCGACGTAGGACTCGCCGTATGTCGATGCGAATGCTTCGAAGATCTTCCGGCCGAACTCGTTCTGCTTCACAACAGCGAGGTCTTCCTTCAGTTCTTCCATTTCGGCTTGGAGGCGCATCTCGAAGAATTGGTCGATCTTGTCGACGAGGCCGTCGAGTTCGGTAGCGACTTCAGCTGCGAGCTTGTGCTTCTCTTCAACGAGCTTCTCTGCGTATTCGGCTTCGAGGTCGCGGAAGCGATCGATGTCGCCGCGGAGCTCGGTGATTTCCTTGGTCAGGGCTTCTGCAACGAATGCATCGACCTTGCTGATCAGCTCATCGCGTTCGCCGGCCCATTGCTCTGCGAGCTCAAGACGGACTTGGCCGGAAACTTCTTCACGCACTTGCGTCTTGAAAGTCTCGACCGACGCAGAGAGTTCAGCACGTGTCTCTTCGCTGAGGAGCTCGGATTGCAGAAGCTTGTTCAGAATCTCATCCATTGCTTTCTCCTTGGTGTGGTTGATTGGGTACGTAGATCGTCTGTGGACTGAACCTACACTTGGATTGGCGGACTTGGTTCTGAGTTCGACTCCGATACCCCATCCTGTTCGCATTTCCTATTTACGGGAATGCGCAAAAACGGGGTGAAAATCCAAGCGATTTCACCCCGTTCAGACCCTCAGGGAGGGTTATTCGGCATCAATTTCGTCCGGGTCCGTCTCGTCGAAGTCCGACGCGGCTGACTGGGGTTCTCCGAGGCCAGCGACTTCCTTCGTCTTCGAGACAAAGTAGTCGTGCATCGTCACGGAAGCTTCCTCGTGACGGTCATTGATGATGCTTTGCAGCATCGACTTCAGGGTTTCTGCGTGGTCAGGCATACGACTCTCCTTCTGATTGTTGATCGGCGAGTGTATTTACGGTTCTGAATCCGCGAACTTATTCGTCGTTGCTCTTCATCCCGGCTTCATAAGCCAGCTTCAGAGCCTTCTCGAACTTCTTCCAGTCCTTGTCGCCAGCGAGTAGATCTTCGAGACCGGAGTCATCGGCGATCTTCTTCAGGGCTTCAGCCTTGGAGAGCGGAGCATCAGCCAATTCCTTGGCGAACTTCTTCGGCTCAACGATCTTGTTCGCTTCGTTCAGCGATTCGAAGAATGCCTTGTCAGCCTTCTGGCCGGCAGCAAGAATCTTCCCGCCAATGTCCTTCAGCGAGGCCTTGATCTCCTTGCCGTCCTTGCTCTTCAGCACGACCTTGTTCCCGTCGAGGCGTTCGAACGGAAGGATGTCGCCGTTCTCACGGGTGAGATGCTCACCCTTCTTCACGGCCTTCCGGTCGTAACCGTTACCCATTGGGTTGCAGATGTACAGCTTCGCTTCAGCGGCTTCGTTCAGAACGCCAGCGAGTTCGAGGATGCGGTTCATCACTTCTTCCCCTTTGCAAGCGCCTCGAGGAACGACTTGATTTCCTTGCGGAGGTAAGCCTGAGCCTTTGGGTCTTCGACGAGCGCTTCAGCCAGGGACAGAACCTTCTTGTTCCCCATGGCTTCTTGAACGACGTTCGGGTACGCGTCCGGTGCGGACGGCTGGTACACGATGTCGACGGTCACGAAGCTGAAGTCCGACACGGAGCCGGACTCGTTCACATTGCCAGTCCCACGGGAGGAGACGCCGAGACGGACGCCACCTTCGATCAGACCCTTGGCGATGTTCCCAGACGGTGTGTTCAGGAGCTTCATCTTGCCGATCGCGTTCGCGCCGTCCATACGGCACTCTGTGATCGCATGCGACACGTTCGCGAGGTTGATCGACAGAACGTCCGGGTGATTCAGTTCGCCGAGGATGTAATGACCTTCATTGATTCGCTTGCCAGCGATCTCGACTGCCTTGGAGATCTCGGCGAGTGGGTACTTCCGGCCGTTCCCGTTCACCATGTCGGCTTGCATCATGATGCCGGACAGGTACAGGTCGTTGCCCTTACGCATCTCAGTCAGCATCGCAGCGACTGGGGTCAGGTTTTCGGTGAGGAGCTTCATCATTGGAATCCTTCTAGGGAGATAACCTATTTAGTTCAGGCTGCTGGAGGAGGCTCAACTCCTGCGCCGGCTGGCTCTTCGGCTGGTGCGCCACCTTCTTCTGGCGGAAGTTCTTCACCACCTTCGCCGCCGATGGCATCAAGCCCTGAATCGAGGAACGAAGAGCTACCGATGTCTTCTTCACCGCCGAGACCACCACCCGACTCACCGGTGCCGGCGTTGTCGACACTCACGGCAGTCCGGTTATCGTACACGGCCGGATCGTAGATCTGTTGTAGCGAAGAGATGTCGGCATCTTCCTTGATGTTCCGTTCTTCCTTCATCATCACTTCGTTCATCTGAATCTCGTCGTCGGTCAGACCGAGGTAACGCTTCAGAATGAATCGACGGCTAAGGTACTTCGTTGCCTCGATGTTGTTGAACGAGCCGATCAGGTCAGCGTCGAGAGCAGCTTGACGGTACAGTGCGAAGTTCGCTGGGTCCGGCAGCTTGATCTTGAAGATCTCGTCGTCGATCTTCAGGCCGCAGACCTTCAGGTACACCTTGAACTCTTGGTCCATGACTTCGTCGATTCGGTCTTGCAGACGACGAACGAAGTTCGCGAATCGGAGTTCTTCGATGTACGCGATACCGACCTTGCCGTCGTTGTACTGCGCACCTTGACCGTCAGCACCACCCATGTACGAGGTCGGGATCCGCAGACCACGGAACACCTTGTCCTGGAAGTACTTCAGCAGGTTCGTACCGAAGTCCTCAGTACCACCTGGGAGGGTCTCAACGCGGGAGCCACGACCAGCAGCCGTGACTGGGAAGAACAAGTCTTCTTGAATCGAGTTCGGGTTGTACGCGCCGTCAACCGTGTCAGCACCACCTTGCGAGGTTGGTGTACGCTTCTGACGAATCTCGTTCTTGATCTGCTCGAGGTACTGCTTCACGCGCTGTGGTGGCA